TGTGCTCGGCTTGGTTGATGGTCAAGTCTCTTGGTCCGTCACGCAACATAGAAAGAAGTTGTGGCGTAGTGGCAGTCCAGTTCTTTGGTTCCGGTTCTGCGCCGTCCGGGCAGATTGTGAATTTGTAGGGTAGTTCGCTCATGATTTCTTCCCCTCTCTACAAGGCCAGTGTTGTCTTATGGCTAGCACCACAAGAAGATCAGCGGGTTGGTGTCGAATCTGCGGTCGGCTGGCTAGAAAGTTAGTCACCACGTCCAAGAGTTGTCCTTGGGTAACGTCCGTGGGAGGACAAACCTCTCTACGAATAAACGAATCAGTCACTCCGACTATGTAACCCATGGCAAACATCTGCTCAGATATGGTTCTGCCCGTCAGATCCGCGTACAAATTGTTGCCGTTTTGGTACTGCGCTTGGGCCGTGGTGCATGTTAAAAGTAGCCCGATCAATAACTTTTTCATGGTCTTCCTTTATTTAGTAGCAGCGAGCCACACCCCAGCTTGCGCTATGGCGTAGCCAAAAAACATTAGAGCCAAATCACCTTTCCCTTGTCGGTACAGATCCACCGAAACGATTAGGTAGACGACGCCGATAACCCCAATCAGCCAGCTACTCATGAGCCCACCGCATGTCGATGGCGTTCTTTAGATTGAAAGGGTTGTTCCAAAAGCTCGTGATCCCTGAAGCGTGGTCCGTTGGCTTTCGGTCTTCGAGCGCGAAGACTGGGTCGATGAGCGAGGTGTAAACCTTTTCGTTGGCTGGCTTTTTGGTATGAAGCAGCCTTACGGATCCCGCGCCGGTGAGTTTAGCCAGACGGAATCGCACGGCGTGGGTGGATAGGCCGCTTTCTCTGACGAGATCTTTAGCGGTAAAAACAAACCATGATCCTTGTTGCTTGATCAAGACTTTCTCCTTTCTTTGTGTAGTTACAGGGATAAAAGAAGCGCGATCACGATGCCGGTCAAGATGGGGATGATCATTTCACTTCCTTTCATTGTCGAGTTCTTCGATGAGGCGGTTTAAAAACCAGCGGGCTTTTTTGTAGTCCTCTAGGGCGTCGGATTTGTATGGGCCTCGGCTGAGGTATTTGAGCACGGTCAGGCGCAGATAGCCGTGAAACTCTTCCCGAGTGGCCTTGGCCTTCATGAAGTCGATGGTCTCAATGCCGCCCGCGGTGTAGTGCGGAGGACTGTTGACCATGTCGACATCTGGGCGCTGCCCGGGTTTGTAATCAATGCCCATGAGTTGTTCAAACGAGTGCCCGGTGATCATTTTTTATTTCCTTTTGAAGATACTTTTTTACCAGTTCTCTTTCTTCCGGTGTCTTGAAAGGCCAGTTCCACCTCTCCTGCGTCATTCCACTCGGATGTTTTTTCGGAGAGCAGCTTGTCGAACTCGTCCCACTCGAAATCGTCTTGTTTGTCTGCATCTTGGCATCCCTTTATGTAACTCCTGTAGGTCGCGAACTTTTGCTCAGCTTCTTTGGCAAGGCCTTCGACAACCCAAAGCGTGGTCTCGAGGTGATCCATCCCTTTGCCGCCGTTGGTGCCGAGGTATTCCATGCATAGGTCCAAGACTTTTCGAATCTTGAAGAGTCGGTCTTCTATTTCCGAGGCCAAATCGTAGTCATCCATGTTCTCTCCTAGAAAAAAGATTTAATCCAGCGCCAAACGCTGTTGCTGGTTTTGGTTCGAGCGATCTCTCGTAGCCAATCGTCTCCGTCGTAGGCCTTGCCTGTTTCTCTTAAAAGAATCTCCCGAACCAGCTCAGCTTCGCGCAAAGCAGCATCGCGCTCCTGACGATAGCGGTCAGCCACGTTCTTCCAATAGTCCAGATTTGCTTTGAGCCCGGCTTCACTTACCATCTCCAGCCTCCGATATGGTTACTGTGTACATACGGCCATTGACGTCGGCCACGATGAACTGACGCCTAGTGCTTTGAAACGCCCCCTCTGGGGACAGGTCTAGTTTCGTTGGCCCGACAGCCTTGATGACCTTTTGTGCGTCATCCATTTCAATCTCTACGGCGCCTGATATAACGGCGTGCAGGATTTTGGAGAGGCAATGCGAAATGGCGTCGCAATAAACAGGTGTGATTTGCGTTGGCATGATGGGATCCTAAAGGTCAAGGGCGTCGTAAATGTCTTCTTCCAAGCTCTCGAGCTCTTCATCTGAAAGCAAGCTCACGAGATTGACTTCCTGCTTGGTGTCGTGGATAAGGTAGACCCCTGTCACGTGGACCTGGGCCGGGAAATCCGGTTCGAGTTTGAGCCCACCAGAGCCGGGTTCAGTTGCGCCGGCCGTGGCAGGGTAGATATCAAACTTAATATCGAGCGCGATATTGAGTTCGGTTCGGTACATTTCGTTCTTCTGTGGTGGCGGTAGGTACATCTTCTTTCTCCTTTCTTGCCTCGTAGGCGTTTTCAATCAACTTTCTAACGGTCTCTGCTACGGATGAATCTTCAGCATCGCTGCTGATCTGTTGAAGCTTGACATATACCTCGGTCTTTACTGCGACGGAAACCCAAGGGGTCTTGCGCCTAGACGGAGATGGCTTTTTTCTCTTGACTGGCACTACAGGTAGTTCCATGTGCTCTCCTTTCTTGGTTCGTAATATACACCATTTTATACACCCGTCAACCGAAAAAAAGCCGGGCCCCATGTGGCCCGGCAAAAGGAGACGACAAAAGGGGGGAAGGAGAATGAACCCCCCGGTTCATCATACTGCCTCGCCCCAAGAAGGGCCAACTTCTATGTCTACTTTGCTGGGGACTTCTAGGGTCACAGCATTGCGCATGATCTCCGCGGCTTGGATGGCCTCGTCTTCGGAGTAGACTGACAGGGCTATTTCGTCATGCACTTGTAGCAGGAGATCGAAGCCCGCCTTATGAAGAGCAACCATCCCGGCCTTTGTCTGATCAGCGGCAGATCCTTGAATCAGGCGGTTCAATCCTTTGTACGTGTAAGCACGCTTAATCGATCGACCGTATTCCACCACGGCCTGCTCATACGGAAGGGCCTTGTTTACGCCCCATTGGGTTGGTTCCCAAAGCGGGAAGCGACATTTCCTGCCCAACAGGGTGCGGATTGCCCCACCTGAGGCGGGGTGCTCGATTCGTTTCATCACGGCGTTGACGGTGCCCTTGAGGAAGGGAACCTTTTGGTGGAAGACGCCCATGAGCTCGCTTGCTTCCTCTACCGGTAGGTCTAGCTGATCGGCGAGCTTGTTCTTGCCCATGCCGTACATAAGCCCCAGGCCTATGGTCTTGGCTTGCTTTCGGCCAATTCCTGCCATGTCGGCCACCATCTGGTGGAAGTCCGTGTCGGGGTTATCCCTATAGGCTTGGGCCATGGTCTCTGCTCCGGGAAGATCGAGCAGGGAAGCGTAATGCACCAGCAGGCGGGGCTCTTGAGAGGAGAAATCGCAGGCGGCCCAGAGGTGTTCTTCTTCGGGCAGGAAGAGGCTGCGCACCATCGGGCCGATGATCTCGTGTCGGGCTGGAACTTGCTGGAGGTTTGGGTTGGCCATGGAGAGCCGGCCGGAGACCGTGCCCCCATCGTCTGAGCGTAATTGGTTGACGTGCGGGTGAATGCGTCCGTCGTGCTCGCTAAAGCTGACGTAGGGCTCGAGAAAGGTGCCGTAGGTCTTGTTGATCTCCCGAGCCTCGATGATGAGCTTGGCAATTGGGTGGGGATGGGTGTCTAAAAAGGTCTTGGTAAAGCTTGGCAGCCCGGTGGCCGTCTTGGGGTATTCGATCTTGAGCTTGTCAAAAGCGATAGCAATGCTAGCAGCCGCCCAGATGTCTACCTTGGAGCCGCCGATCTTGGCAATGTCTGCCAATAGCTGCTCTTCCTTGTCGCGCATGGTAGATATCAATTTGATAGCTTTGTCTCGATCGAATCGGATTCCTTTTTTGGTCAAATTGATCAAAACAGGCAAAAGTTCTGTTTCGAGGTCAAAGATGGATTCGACTTCGTCCCGACGCAAAACGGTCTTGAAGTGTTGCCAGAGCTTGAGGGTCAGCGCAGCGTCTTGTTCTGCATAAGCGCCGACATACATGGCCGGTAGCTTCCAGAGCTCTTTTTTGGCGTGTACGTTGAAGTCTGCCGCGGCATCTTTGAGGGCTTGTTCAGACTTGACTTCTTTGAGGTAATCGAATCCCAGAGCGTTGAGCGAGAAGCTAAAACGATTCTCGTCAAGCAATGGGGCCGCGATCATGGTGTCGATGATTCTCCCTTTGATTTCAAATCCAGAAGCCAAAAGCCATCCGCAGTCGTAAGCTGCATTGTGCATGACCTTGTCACAGGGAAGCTCAAGAACTCGCCTGACGAAGCGTTCAACGACCCCTTGGTCA